GTAGCATCTCCAGTAATATTAATATTACCTGTTCCAGTAATATTATTGGAATTCAAATCCAAATCACCACCAAGTTGTGGTGTAGTATCTTCTACAATATGTCCAAGAGCACCATTTCCACCTGATGCCCCATTGACGGCAGAAGTAATTCTTCCTTGAGCATCAATATTAATCGTAGGATTTACATAACTTCCAGCAACTACTGCTGTATCAGCAAGAGTAATTGTGGAAATTCCTGAAGAAGGAGATGATACATCAAGTTGTGATCCGTAATTAAGGACAGTAACTAATCCAACAACACTATCATTATTATTGACTTGAACTTGGTCAACAGAAGAATTATTGATAGTAAATCCGTTTGATGTTACGGATGAAAAAGATATATTTGTTCCAGCAGTGAGTAAAATATCATTCGTTGATGAGTCAGATCCTGTAAGTCTAATGTTTACATCACTACCACTCGACACAAAACTCTGAGTATAAGTTGTGTTAGTATTAGTTGATGTTACCGTTACTATACCAGCGGAAGCAGGAGATACTGATATATTATCGCCAAAATTAATAGTTGATGCTGCTCCAATTAATGCCCCATCGTCCCTTACAATAAGAGATCCCCCACCACCTCCACTACCAGTAACATTAACAATACCAGAACCGTCTCCAATAAAATTACCAGCAGTAACAACTCCACTAACACTCATTCCTAATGCAGTGAGGATTCCAACAGGAAATACTAACTGTGCCTTTGTCTGAGACATTATATACTCTTTTTAGATATTTATAAAAAAGACCGAGTATTTTACTACTCGGTCAATCATTTAATTTATATTGTTCAAATTTAAATTGTATGAAATAGAAATCCTTTCAGATTCTGTTTGCTTCACATTAACTTCATGTTGTAAGTATGCTGGGAATAAAAGCATTTCACCTTCTTTTGGACTATGAACATAGTTTATCGAAGGAAAAATTGTTGGTTGACTATCTTCATCTTTAACGTAAATGATAGATGAAAAATTACCAGCATGATTATGAATTGGATTATCATCTCCCTTATATGTGAAGTTCATCCAAATATCATAACCATCATAGTGACCAGCATTATCCCTCATCATAATCTTACGATAATAAGAACCATTCATATCTTTATATTGAGAATTTGTCGTCTCCAAATATAATTCACCAAAATGAATCACATATCCAAGAAAAAATGAATTATCAATATACTTCTTAGGAATTGCAGTTTGATATGAATTATGCCCTGTTCCTACATTTCGATGATTAAGAAGTTCTGCATATTCATCATCCTTAATTGCACGACATGGTTCAATCCACGATTTGACTTCATCGAAAATTTTATCGGGAAGTTGTACCTTCATAATCAGATTGGGTGTTTCACCAATCAAAGTAACATCATCAAAAATTTCTTCAAGTGTTTTCATTATTACCTCGCCATATCATTTGCACAGTGAGCACGTTGTCCATCAGCAAGCACATAATGGAAGAATACTTGATGATAAAAAGTGTCATCAGTATTTTTAAGTTTACGAATAAAGTGGTTACCAGTATGTCTTGATTGAAGTGGTTCACGCCAGTGTGGACGTTCACATCCCTTATAGACCATACCATCACCAGGATTCAAACATACTGAACGCTTTTCACCTGGTTCAACAATTTCAGACCTATCTTCATTATAAGTATCGGGGGTTTTAATCCACAATGGCCAACACTCTTCAAGATTAGTGCTGATATGAACGCTTACTGAAATCTCACAAGCATCTCTATCTGCATGAAGACTAAGTTCTTGTCCTGCAAAATAGAAACGATCATAGTAGTAAGTATTGTATAACTGTCTACCAATAATCTTTTCCAGTTTCAGTCTAATACCTGAGTGAATGTGACGATACTGAGGGTGAGTATAAACTGCAAGAGAACCTTCTACTTGACCTTCAAGAGGAGTAAAATTATACTGATCAGACCTCTTACCCCAATAATTGATTTGACCACGCTCTTGAGGAACTGGGCGGAAGAGTTCTTCTGCATCCCACAAATCTTTGATAACGAGATATCCGTCTTTTTCAAATTGCTCATTACGAGTCCAAGCAGTTCCAGAGTTTCTCTTTTCTTGAAACTGAAGCTGCTCCAGAGTCATTTGTTCTGCCATGATTTACCTCACTTCCAGCGGGGACCAACAGTCCATCCAACAATGGACTTACGAAGACCAGACTTCACAGGAAGAACACGATGCTGAGTACGAGAATCAAACAAAATAATAGTACCGCGCTTTCGTGGAGCAAAATATGACGCACCACCTTCATCCAGAAGTTGAAGATTTCCACCTTCATAATCATCAGGATCAGACAGTTGAAGTACAAAAGAAAGTTTGCGGACAAGTTCAATGTTCTCATTCAAGAAATCATTAGCAAGTCCTTCTTGACGATTACCAACGGATTGCGGTTTATATGCACCAGCAATACCTGCATCATTATGCCAACTATAAAATTGTCCAGGACCATATTGAGTGTATTGCATTGATTCTCCATCAATACACCTCAGGTCATACAAAAAGTTTTCACGATTTGCACGCTCAATATAATGCCACATGAATCCGCCCAACCAATGTGTAGTGGGGACCCATGCATTTTGCGAATTACGCTTATCTTTATTCAGGGCGTCTCCCATAAGACGGGAGTCGCCCATTTCTTGATCAAATGTACTTTCCAGATCTTTTTCCAAGATCGTTACAATATCTTCGGGAATATCCGAAAAGTACCATACACTTTGAAATGCCAATGTTCACACTCCTATGATTCAATATTAATTATAGTTCAATTTTGACTTAATGTCAATTTGTGATTATTCTGCAGATGGTGGTGGCGAAGCTTCGCTTTCTGTCCAGTTATTAATATCGGGATCCCAAATCCAATCCTGAGCATTTGCTTCCATATCAGCAGTCAGGGGTGGTTTTTCAAAGGGTGGTTCCCACTCAGTTGTAGTATCATTCAAAATCCAAGCATCATATGGTCTTGGCGTGATAAAAGCATCTCTGGAAGAATCATAAGTATATCCAACACCAGCATATCTTCCTCTCATATTTCCATTATAAGAAGTTTGTGCCCAGTTAGTATCTTCACCAAAAATACCCCTGAGGTAAGCAATACCAATTGCTTCACTCTCAACACCACTTGAATCTGCAGTATCTTTGTTGGAAACTACAATAACCTGAGTTACAACATTATTTGAATCTAATCTTGCAAAATGAGCCATTTTTAATTAATACCTCTGTGTTGTTATTTATTAAATTAAGTCAGCGGGGTAAGCATAGCGTATCATAGCAATTCCAGATCCGCCATTTCCTCCTTTGTAACTTGATTCTGGGTAATGACCACCACCGCCACCGCCGCCAAGTCGAGCAGCACCATCTTGTGCCCAACTAGTTGGATTTGCTCCTGGATATTGTTCAGGTCTATCAGTAACTGGAACACTAGGTGGTGTACGCTCACCAGCACCATTTCCACCACCACCTAAACCACCTTTTCCACGGTAGCGAGGTCCTGGTGGTGCAGCACCACCGCCGCCACCGCCAGCAAAGTATCCATTAGAACGACTCCTAGATTCTGCTGGGAAATCTGCATCGGGAATAATTCCTGGAGAAAATATATCACTAAATGGAAATTCTGGCATTTGAACCCCATTACCACCATTTCCAGCATACCAATAAGTACTAGTAGGAGAATCGTTTCCATCAGCAAATGCTCTTTGACCTGCTGCACCGGCACCACCACCGCCGCCACCGTGTTGGGCATGATTGGTTCCTGGATATGTGAATGTATTTCCTCCTCCAGGATGTCCTTGACCTGATACCCCCGATCCACCTGTAGCAAGTGTAGGTTGAGTACTATTGGTAGGTGTCGCATGAGAATATGCTCCACCACCAGAACCACCTGGATTTCCTCTGTATGGTGGATTATCATTAGCTGGATAACCACCAGCACCACCACCATATGCTCTATAATTGTAAGTCGTTGGTGATGTTGGTGGAGTAATAGTGGTATCTCCACCACTGGTATTGGCAGTCGGTGAGCTTTGCTGTGCTCCATTACCACCAGCACCAATGGTCAGTGTATATGTGCCTGAAGGAAGTGCCCATGTAGATCCAGTTCTTTTGATTAAACCACCAGCACCG